CTGGATGGTCTGGTATTTATACGCAATGGGCAGAGCCAACAGGTGAAGCAGATTGGTCGCCTTATAAAGTTAGCCTGACTGTACCTGTGACAATAGAACAGATTGAAGCCTTTGCCAAACTGGTAGCAGAAAAAGAACGTGAGGCTTGTAATGCAATTTGTTTAGATACTTATGAGTGGGCTGAAAACCTTCTTGATCAAGATGAAAAACATTTTGCTGGTCGCATGAGGGCGGCACAAGACATTGGAAATGCAATCCGAGCACGAGAACAAGCATAAAAACAACAAAACACAGGAGGACTTAATAGATTCTTGACTAGACTAATCATCTAACTGTATACTGTACACATCTACTCAAGTAGATATTTCCTAACCATCAGAAAGGCTTAAACATGAACATTTGTATAAATTGCAAGCACGTCAACACGCCAGACGTGAACAGTCCTGAGTTCTCCAGATGCACCTTTGGTGCCCAGGTCTCCCCTGTGACTGGCTTTCTTCCCAATCCCTCAGAGTTACCCTACTGTAAAGTAGAACGTCTCCCTGTAGGCGTGTGTGGCCCTGTAGGGTCTAACTATGAGGAGAGAGACAATGTTGAGTGATTTACTTTTACTTGCTCTTTTATATGAAAGACTAGAAATGTGGGAAGAAATGCTCATACGTCTGGTTGCATACGAATATCTCAAGGAGATTAAAAATGTCTGACTTCACACCAGAAACAAGAAATGCTGCCATATGGTCAGGTGACTCCCGTATGGTAGCCAATGGTAGAGCCAATGACGTAGTTCTCACCAAGCTCGGCATGCTGGAGATACCTGACCTCTCAAACATAGAAGCAGTGCAGATGGGACATGTCATGGAGCCTGTCATAGGTAGACTGGCCCAAGACAAGTTACAGGTAGAGTTGACCAAGATAGAAGATGCTATTACTCACCCTAAAGAACCGTGGCTCAGGTCACACTTTGATTTTGTAGGAAAAGAAAATGGACAGACTATCCTTGTGGAGTGCAAGAACTATAACCAAGCTGTACGCAACAAGTTTGAGACTGGAAATCTACCTCCTGCTGACTTGGCTCAGTGTATCCACGAAGCAACAGTCTACGGTTGTGAGAAGGTCTATCTGGCGGTCCTATTTGGTGGTCAGGAGTTTCAACTTTTCCCTGTGCAAGTCACTGATGAGATGAAACTGGAGCTGCTCACCAAAATGGCTGAGGTCTGGGCACGTGTTCTCACCCGTGACCCCTACCCCCCAGAGACCGTTGAGCAAGCAAAGCTACTCTTCCCCACTGATGACGGAGCCTCTAAAACAGCCTCCCAGAGCGTTGAAATGGCTTGCCAGTCACTGAGTGCTATCAAAGCCCAAATCAAAGCCCTAGAGACCCAAGAAGAGGCTCTACAGACCCTCATCACAGGTTACATGGGTGAGAAGGCTAATCTAGTCTCTCTTGAGGGTAAGGTGCTCGCCACATGGAAGTCTGCCAAGGGTAGTGTGAAGTTTGACTCTAAGCTCTTCCAGTCTTCTATGCCTGACCTCTATGAGAAGTTTAAGGTAGAAGTACCAGGTAGCAGGAGGTTCTTAGTCAAATGAAAGCCTATCCTTTTTCACACAAGCACCCCACACTGGGGACCACAACACAATCTGAGGGTATGGACCTCAGAGATTACTTTGCAGCTCAATGTATTCCATTGGTAGCTAGGTATTCACCTTCAATGGGGTGGACTGATAAAGACCGTATATATTACGCAAAAGTTTGCTATGTTATGGCAGACGCAATGATGAAAGCAAGGGAGAATAAAGATGAGTAACTTAGTACCTATTGGAGACATTCAGACCATGGCAGAGGTTGCTGCCAAGTCTAAGATGTTTGGCTTTAAGAACACAGAAGAGGCTATGGCTATCATGCTCCTGTGCCAAGCAGAGAACCTACACCCTGCCATAGCCATGCGTGACTTTCACGTCATACAAGGCAGACCAGCTCTCAAGGCAGATGCCATGTTAGCCAGGTTCCAGCAAGCTGGTGGTAAAGTAGACTGGAAGGAGTACACAGATGAAGTGGTTACTGGAATCTTTTCACATCCACAGGGAGGCTCTCTGGAAGTCACGTGGACCCTCAGCAAAGCGAAAGCTATTGGAATTGCGAATAAAGACAATTGGAGGAACTACAGCCGTGCCATGCTTAGAGCTAGGTGTGTTTCGGAGGGCATCAGATCGGTCTATCCTGGCTGTGTGGTCGGTGTCTACACGCCTGAAGAGGTTACAGACTTTGCGAATCCCAAAGAGGTGCAAGCGCCTGTACTACACACTCCAGTACAAATCCTCGAAGAGGAAATTCAAGAAGCAGATGGCGCATACAAGCTGATGCTACCCAACTCAGAAGAACCCTATGCCAGATACCACACCCTAGAAGAGTGGACTCAAGGCTATGTAGAGATGGCTGTGAGAATCAACAACAGCTCTAAATTCTCTGATGAACAAAAGATAGAAAAGCTCACAGGTTTGTCACAAGCAAATGCTGAGTTCCACTCAACCTTAGATTCTTTCCAAAAGATTAAATTGAAAGGTGAGCTTGCAAAAGCAGGAGTAAACCCAAACCCAAAGTTAGAGCAGTCCCTGACAACTCAAGACACGGAACACAACGAGCAAACATTCTGAAACACTTGGATTCTGGTGCCTCTCTAACCCCTATGGAAGCACTAGACAGATACGGGAGCTTTAGACTTGCAGCACATATCGAAGTTCTTAGAAAACAGGGACACAACATCTTTACAAAAATGGTTAACCAAAACGGCAAAGAGTTTGCCAGTTACACACTCAGAAAGGATACACATGGATAACAACAACAAGTTTGAAGAGAAACCAGGCTACGCCATTCTCTTCTACACCCCCCCAGAGATGAAGAAGTTCGAGCAAAGTCCTGACTTTGACGGCTCTATGATTCTCAAGATGGACTACAAAGCAGGTGAGAAGATAAAGATTGATGTCTGGCAAAAAGAGACTCGCACTGGTAAACCCATGCTCTCTATCAAAGAGAACACCTGGGCCAAGGAAAAGGCCCTAGAACGCTCTCAACCTAAAGAGGTCACACCTTCCTATAGACAGCCCCCCAAAACAGGCTACAGGAAGCGTGACGATGACGATATACCTTTTAATTAGAACGGGTCTATAATGGTTGTACCGCCACAGCACAGGAGTACAACATGGTTCGTTCTAAAGAGTGTTTTAAGTGCAAGACCGTCAAGCCTATAGAGGAGTTTTATAAACACCAGGCTATGGCTGACGGTCATCTCAATAAATGCAAAGCATGTACAAAGAAAGACGTAGGTGAACATCGTGTCAACAACATTGAAAAAATCAGAGAGTACGACAGAAGAAGAGCAAAACTTCCCGAAAGAATCCAACATAACCTCGAAATCAATCGAATTTGGAGGAATGAGGATAAACGCAGAAGCAGAGCACATAACAAGGTTAGCAGAGCAATTATCAAGGGTATTCTTGTTAGAGCCAAATGTGAAAGATGCGGCAATCCAAAAAGCGTTGCTCACCACGAAGACTATGACAAACCTCTTGACGTTACTTGGCTCTGTCAACCCTGTCACAAGCAACGACACAAAGAGCTAGATGGCAAGTAGTCTAACTCCCACACAGCGTACTCTAGCCTACCTCAGAGAGGAAGGTTATACCTGTGCGATAGTCGAACGGTGGAACCCATTCGTAAAAGTTCGCCAGGATTTGTTTGGGTTCATAGATATATTGGCCATCAAGAAAGATGAGACTCTGGCAGTACAGTGCACCTCTACAGGTGTGGCTGCTAGGGTGAAGAAGATACAAGAGTCAGAATACTTGAGTAAAGTGAGGGAAGCAGGATGGAAGATTTACGTTATTGGTTGGAGCAAGAACTCCAAGGGAAGATACGTGATGAGACTCTTAGACATTTCGTAGCACTGGGTGCTGAGATGATGGCTAAGGCTTACAAACAAGGATTTGAAGACGGCATGTCTTTTAATTCTCCAAGTGGGGATGGTGCTTCAGCGCAAGGCTGAGGTTAGGAACAGTGGCTGGCAGGCCC